TGCGAGCAGCAACCATTCCGGGGAGGTACTTAGCAGCAGCACGCTGGTACCACTTCTGTGCATTCTTTGCTGAGCGTGCGACAATACGTTCTGACAATGGGATAGCATCCTGCAGAACTTCCATTGCCGACATCGTGTTCAGTCTGTCGATCTCGGCTTTGCATTCAGAGCAGGGTACGGCGTTGCCGGTCTCACGAACAATGATTGCGTGGAGCTTGGTGCCGATATCGGAAATCAGCACGCTTTTTCTTAGATGTGATGCTGGTACCGAACTCAATGCTGCTAAGTACTTTTTTGCATTGGGTCCGTTCGCATCAATCTCTTTCTGCCAAGCTGTCGGGATAATCATGGGGATGAATACCTATGTGTTCCAAGTATGAGGACTCTTGCTCTTTGAGTGCGTAAATGTCGCTATGGACGAGCATGTGCAGCACAAACGCCAATGCCATGCTGAGTAACGATGTTGCAACTATCAGTATGATTTCTTTCATAAAGTTTCGTATACCGTAAATGTGAAGCACAGTGTAGGGTGAACGACAGGAGGCAAAGGCGGCATGATGCTGGCAATACACGCCATTCCGGGATTGTAGCACGACTCTCCAGTCAACAGTATCGGGTTGCAACTAACTTTTGTCAACAGTACGTTGGCACTAGGAGGAACTACGGCTAAAGGACCGCCACCAGTACAGTCTCCTGCCCACTCCAGCAACCAACCACCTGATGTACCGCACTGTATGTTTACGTTAGAGCAAAAAGTCCAAGTACAGTTTAACCCAGCGTCATAGTAACAGCAAAAAGTACAGGTACCTGTTAGAGTGCCAAGCCCCCAACGGCCATTCTCGATTAACGTCACTGTGCCTGTCATAGACCAGCAACCGTAAGGTGAATCGGAAGTTGCTTCGACTGTCAGAGTTGACGGAAGTGGATTCTCTCCGGGTGCTCCTGTGCAATCCCCCGGATGTAGTTCACTGATGTAAGGGTTGCATCGTTCCGTACAGCATGTAGTGCCGCAACCGCAGCCGCATTCCAGTAAGGCTTGCTGTAAGTTGGAGGGCATGTTAGGTTCCTGTTCCTGTTCCGGGGCAATCAATCTGAGCACCCTGACAGAACACACCTTCTACGATGTAGTTATCGCATCGAGTGAGTGTAACGACTCCGTCGCAGCATTCGTAGAACTTGTCAGGGATGGCAACAAGATCATAGTTACCTGTCAAGACCATGTAAAGAGGAATTGTGTCAATTGCTGTTCCGGTACCCGTACCTGTTCCAGTTGTGGGATCGACGACAGTGTCGCCCATGTCGGTGATGATTACGTGAGCATTGATACCTAGTGTCAGCAAGCGAGGGTCGTAGCAGTAGACCAGAGCACCGTCAGCAGGTACGGAGACTCTGGACGGTTGCTGAAGAGTACCACAAGCAACTGGACCTACGTTACCGGCAGTGCCTGTTCCTGCCTCGTTCTCTCCTGTGATCCATTGGCAAGGAGTACACTCGTTGTACTGCCCTGATCCAGTTCCGGTGTCTGTGCCTGTGCCTGTGATCGAAGGGAGGTCAAATGTTGGATTCAGTGAAAGGTAAGCTGAGTAGTATCCGTTGCCAAGGCACTCAACGATCCGTGCGTGTTTCTGAGAAGAAGATCCCACAGCAGCAACCGGAGACCACTCAGCACCGTTACGAATGATCAGGAGCACGTCACCGATGGATGCTGAGAAAGTTGTGTAACGATTGGTGATGATCTGCAGGCTAATGTCGCCTGTCGCTGACTCCATGTTAAGTGTGGTTGAGTCAATCGGCTGTACGTAGCGAAGTACACGACACTCGGCGGAAGTGTAGCCAGTTGTTGCGTTTGTTGCAGAGGCAAGATCCTCTGTCAGCACAGCGTAGTACAGCATGTTGTGGAGCGTATGCTGTTTAGCCTGCCCTAATTCCTGAAGCGGTAACGAATGTCCGAGTACACGCTTATGAATTTCGCGTGCGTCGTCTTCAGGATAGATACCTAGTCTGTTGTTGCTCATGGGATGACCAGTTCGTACAAGGCAGCAAATGCTGTCAGGTCATTTTGTTCTGGAAGAAGAGTATCCACAAACGCAAAGTCTGTGAGTGGATCGGCGTCGTCAATCAAATCGTATGGGATGGCGATCCCGTTTGGTGCCAGTGGCCATGGTGCTGTCGCACGGTCACCACGACTGTTGATGTCGATTGGTGCTAACTCGAAGCCACCACCGAGTAACGGAGCGAGTTGTAGCGTGTGCATGGATACGCGACGGTTGGCTTCGCGGAAGTAACCCAATACAGAATCAGTACGTCTGTCGACTACGAATGTTGCTGTGAGAGTAACGAAGTGGTGAGTCGCTGTTGCTCCAGTTCCATCCTGTCCTGTAGGCACAGAGAGGTTTACTGTTCGATAGTTTTCCACGCACGTACAAGACTCCAACAGTACGTGGTCTTCACCAGCACCGAATAGAGCCGTCGCATTGATTCTTCCGATGAATGGAGCTACATCGGTGCTGTAGGTGAAGCCGTCGTACTCAACGTTCCAAGTGAAAGTGTGAACCTCCAGATCGAGTTCTGCAGAGACACCTTCTAGGATCGGCAGACCATTGGCGTGTACCAGTGGATCACCGTTGATGTCGTGGAAAATATTGATCCTGACACGACGAGTGCTGGCCTGCCATGTTGGTGGTTCGTCCCAAGGATACTTGATGATCTGAGTAGCAGGCTCGCCAGTACCGGGAGTCGTGTCGAATCGTTTAACACGACCGACGTTACCAGCACCTTGATTCTCACTGTTCAGCAGTTTGTCCAGCCACTGACCAGTCTCGTAGGTCAGGTCTACGATCCAGTAAGGTCTGCCTGATTGGTGGACACGGACGCCATTAGCCTGCTTCAGAATCAGGTCACTTCGTTCTGGATGATAGGACAGACCGATAGTGAATGTAGGTTCTGGTGTAGTACCAAAGTCGTACGCAGGTAGAGCAGCCTGAACATCGACGATATCCTCCAGTGGAGAATCCATCTCGATCAGACACTGCTCTACAATTGTGTTGACGCCCCACGTTGCCGATAGATCCTGAGCTTCGTGGAGGAATCCTATGATCTGTTTAAGACCCATGGGTAACCTTTAATTAACTACTCGAACCATTGCGTTGTCCTCGATCGCCTGAAGCATCGCACGTTCGATAGTGATGAGAGTATCAAGTTTTTCGGTCTGAGGATCTCGTTCAAATTTAGCTTTGAGCATTTGGTCAAATGCCTGAGCTTGAGCGTCGAACCCATTCTGCTCCATGGCAGATTGGACTACAGGCTTATTCATCTGAGCGATTTCGTCCTGCACCAGCTTAAGTTGCTGGTACATGAACTCCTGAGCCATAGCCTCTTCACTGACAGGCAATTGTGGACCGACGAACGTCGTGTCAATTCCCGAGAATGCTGCCTGTGCGTCTCTAATACGTTTTAGCTCTTTCTCAGCATCTGTCATGCGGAGAGCATCAAGGTCGTCGCGCATACGCTGCTGACGTTCACGAGTAATTTGCCCTTCAACTTGAAACATCTGGTGCTGAGCTTCCAGCAGTTTCTTAGCGATCTCCAACTGACGTTTGCGTTCCTCGGTCATGTGTTCATCTTGACTTAGCAGAGCTTCAGCAATTTCCTGCTGAAGTTCCATGTTCTCCTGCATATTGGTTATGTTAGGCTGGTAGATTTCCTGTAGGGCATTCAGAAGTGCTGGGTCAGTAAGTTTACCCTTCAGGTTATCCAGAGCAGTAACGTCCATCAACTGATTGCTGCTCATAAAGTAATCTGCAAACCCACCTACATTGCTGGCCATCATGTTGTGCATCTCTCGCAACGCCTGTAACATGTTCTGCTCATTACCAGCAATGGCAGCATTACGTGCTTCACCGTACAGGCGGCTCAGTTCTCGTGCAGCTTCCTTCTGTCCCTCTGTTCCTTCCAGTGTCATCTTATTCAAACGATTCTGGAAGTCCAGTACCGCTTCCTGACCTCCCATGAGACCTTCGAAGTAAGCTGCGTTTCCGCCTGCTCGCTTCATTTCCTCTTGAGCCATTTTCTCATCAAGGTCTTTCTGCTCTTGCTTCAGAGCAGTAATCTTAGCTTGGATTTCTTCACGGGTCTTCATATCTTGAATGCCACGGGACTCTGCTTCGAACTTCTGGCGAATCTCTGTCAACTTACCGATGTTCTCAGTCTCTTTACGGAAGTCTTCCATAGCTTTCTTAGCTTTTTCAGCAGCGTCTTCTGTATCCATTAAGTAACGGACCAAAAAACCGATACCGATGAGGGCTGCAGGGATACCGATGCCTGCAATAGCAGACAAGCCACCAGAGGTACCCAGCAGAGCACGGGCAACCATGGACAGGTTGTTGGACGCTGACATGAGAGCCATGTTCAGTCCACCGCCCATAGACAGTACTTGGATGAAGTCTTCAGCAGCGTAGGATGCTTGACCTATCGCCATGGCAACACCACCATAGCCGCCTGCACCAGATGCCATTGCAGCGTTGACACCAACCTGTGCTTGTTGCTGACGGATCGTGGCGATGGTCAGAGCAGTCTTAGCTCTACCTAATTGAGCGTCGCTCAGAGCTTGCTTGCCGGTGGCTACCAGAGTTGTGTTGTTGAGTCTGACCAGTGTCGCAAGCTGCTGAGCGTAGCGTTCATTCAACGTCATGTGCTGACGGATGATACGATTGGCTTCTTCCTGAACGTCATTTTGATCTTTGATTGCTGCAGTACGTTGATCCTGCATAGCAATAACATGAGCGTCAAACTGCTTAGCATCACCTTTACCAACGTTGTACGAAAGTCGCTCTACTTCTTTTTGAAATACGCGAGCTTCTTCAGCAGCAGTACGGAATCCTCGGGATACACCTTCGGCATCGACGGACAGCTTAATAGCAATGTCGTTAATGCTTTCCATCTTTTCTCATTCCCTTAACTGCTGAGAGGATAGCAAAAAACCCGCTCCTGATGGCAGCAACGGGTTTGGTGACTAACCTGCTAAGACGGTAGGTGTAATCCTTTTGCACAGTCCACGACTTAATCATCCATGGAACCGCTGACGACTTAGGGTTGGCAACCTTCATTTGGTGTGCTATGGACATCGCCTGAAGGTCGTCAGTCATTCCCCATCTGTACTCTCGCCAGAAGTTCAGATGCTCACAAAATTCTGAGTAAGGAATAGACTCGATCTCTGACTTGGACTTCCCCCAACGACTGCATAGGAACAGTACGAACCATCGTGGATCGTCGGGAGTAATTAGTTTTTTGCGGAGTCCGCCTGAGTCCATACTTTGTCACGCAGGATCGCGTTGACTTCTGTCATCTGTTCCGTGCTGATTGCGTCGAGGAAGTAATCCACAACACGGGCCAGATACGGAGCATCAATGTCATCGAGAGTCTGACGAACCGAGACATCTTCCTGCACAGTGATAGGCCACTTCTCAGCGTTCTCCTGAGACAGATGGTTGATCAACTGTGGGAGGAATGGCTTGTTGTCTTCGTACAGGCAGATCAGGACACGAAGACCAGAGAAGTAATGAGGCTGAACTTCAGTCTCAGTTGCTCCCGGGAACTCACGGAGCTTGGCAATGAATGCCGTTGCGAGTCCTGCTGACGGCTCAACAATTTCTGAGGAAGCAGAAGAAGGGAGTGGGGCACGCTTGAGAGGTTTGAGCAACATACGGGTTTCCTAAAAGAAAGGGGTGAAGGGAGGTGTTGTACCATCAGTCTTAGACTGGAGCAGTTACGTCAATGTTGGAGATACGGAAGACAAGTTCTGCCAGTGAGCGTGAACCCTGATCATCAGAGAGCACAGTACCCATTGGAGTGAACTTGTTGCAGTATCCGGTCAAGACCAGAATCGGACCAGTGGTCTCAGATCCTTCAGCAGGGAATTCAACGAGCAGGTCACCTGAGCGACCGTCGAAGAATGCTGCGTATTCGCGACCACCATAGGTATCATCTGGGTCCCAGTCAACAGTGAAAGTAACAGTTCCGAGATCGACCATCTTACCGGCTTTGAAGGTGCGGATCAAGTTCCCCCAACCGTCCAAAGTTGTATTCGAGCAAGTTGTTTCAACGTCACCACGAGTGAAGCCGGACCATGTAGGACCGTCAGTGACACAGGCGTAAACGTCACTGGCTGTGTCAACAGCATCTGGTGCTGCTCCACTGCCAGTTGGTACTGTGGTTTGCTCGAACCACTTGATCTTGATTCGTGATGTATCTCTATTAGCCATGAAAACCTCCTAACAGGTAGCCTTACCAGAAAAAGACAGGACGATCATCGTCAGATCAGGATTCGACTGTCCTGTTTTCAACACATACGTTTCATCCTGAGAATCGAATCTCAGGTAGTTGATGTACACGCTGGTTCCGGTTACCGAATAGGAGGTGAGTTGTGTTCGACGACCAGCAACGATGGGTTGCAGGACTGCGAGCACGGAGGTAACAAGAGCCTTACGTTGAGTATTAGAATGGGCTACACAGGCTACGTCAAGTGTAAAGCTACACTTCTCTGAGTCATTAGCCTCTGCAAGACCTTCTGAGGAATGGAATGGTGTGATCTCGGAGATGTCGTAGAACACGTAACCGTCAGGGGCAGTCTTCAGATCGTGTGAGGGCAGGAACGAAGACTTGCTGCACGGAATTGTAGCTCCGACAGCACCGCTGATCAATGACTGTAATCCGACATCTAAAGTGTATGGACTCATTTGCCGAATGCCTTACGGAAGTGTTCCAATACTTTGGTGCGGAAGATTTCCTTAGCCTTAGCTTCTGTCTCTTGCTTGGTCTTGGCGAAGTAGTGATGCCCTTCAAATCCGTACGTTCTGTCCTTCTTTTTCTTTTCGTCGCTGAGGGCACTGAGCTTATGCTTGAAGCCAGCTTCCCACAAGTGCAGGTAGCGAGCAGGCCAACGCTTCTTCAGACCACCAACACTCTTAGGACCGAACACTTTCTTACGAAGTCTACTGCGAACGTCACCACGAGGGTAACGCTTGCTGTAGATTACTGATCCATCATCGGCAGTACGTTTCTGACGAATACCAAATGAGACCTGTCGCTGGATTGCTTTGTTATATAAGGGAGACTTCTCCAGCGTTGTCGCTTCGATGTACTTGTTGTTGACTCCAATGATACCGTAGAACCGATCAGGGTTGTTGCGAGCGTTCTTGTACTTGGAGATCAATGCACGGTAAGTGGCACCAGAGGATTGCTTAGACTCACGGGGGAGCCTCATCAGTTTAGTCTTCAGGGAGTTTCTGGATGGCAGTAATGCACTTCGCAACGCCTGACGTACGATGTGCCTGCGAAGCGTACCAACGAACTTGGGGAAGCCGTTGATCACCTCAGCAGGCATGTCGAACTTGATTGAGAAGAACGGTTTAGCCATTAGTACATCGTGGGGATAAGTTGAATGGTGATCGGCTGTGAGACGTTGTCGATGATTGTAATGTTTACTTTCTTTCTGTCACCCCATGGGTCAGTCGCTGGTCCTTGAACCGCGAATACTTTCTGACGAGAAGGAATGACACAGAACATACCTGCAGTGATTTCTTCAGCAGGCTTACACCATTGGCCGATGAGCATGAAGGACTGCTCAGAAGCCACACGACCGGCGTCCGTAATCTCTGTTGGCTTGCGGGGAGCTTCCAGAGAGAACGGACCTTTGTAATGAAGAGTGAATTCCTGTGTGAGTTCACCCGATGTGTTGACGACTGTGGAGGGTGTCCAGAACTCGCAGATGGTTCGTAGATTGGGTCGAGAGCGGCGATTGTACTTGTTCATCCACGACTCACTTTCGACCAGTCTTCCGTAATGTAACGGATTGCACGATGGTCATTCAAAAGGTTGAGATCGCGAAGCTGACAATAGCCTTGAGGAAGTTCTGAGACAGAACCATCAGAGATCGCATCGCGGTACTCAAACAAGTGGTAAGCGAGGATCTTGATTGCTCGGATGGTTGACTTGGGTACGGCGTCGTATGATGCGTAGCCGGTGGTGTAAGTGATGGTGATTGGGTAGGGTTGCTCATCGTTGATCTCTTCGAAGACTTCTTCCCAGTCCTCAGCCCATAACTTAGATGGTTCTGAGGTGTAGAGAGTGTAGTCGGAGGATGATACGGTTCCGGTGGTCAGATCGTCTTTAATGTACGTGAAGGTTGTGATCTCAGTAACACGTCCGAATGGCAGGAAGAACAGACCATCGGGATTACAGAATGCTTCGTACGGGAGAGTGAGTGTAACAGGTTTACGGAGAATGAATCTCCACTGTTCCTTCTCACAGATCGAGATGCACTCGTGGAGTAAGTCTTCCAGATCGACTGGCAATAGTTCCGTAGGTGTTTCTGGATCGAAGCCAATGTTACGCTTTGTAGCATCCAGCAGTGTGGTGCCTACAATCGTACTGAGTGCAGCTTCACTGGCAAGATCAACGTACATCGGCATGAATGATCTCCAAAAGACAAACCGCAGTACAGCCA